CGGACTGCTAATTCATACGATGGGAAAGGTAGCCATCGCATTTTTATACCTTATTTTCAACTACTGATTCAAATTGTTAATGAAGAGGTGCAATTAGAATTGGTGAATACTGATATTGATATTTCGGATTGCGATATTAAATCCGAAGACGACTTCGTAGTACAAAGCTATGGACGCAGGGTATCTGCGCTTCATGTTGGAACGACTCAATTAACAATTAATTATAAGGGAGCATCCACATCTTGTACTGTAAATGTTGAGTCTGTAAATAATTATGTAATAGATCCGTATCTGAATTTTGAACAAGCTACAAATATAAATGATATTTCCAGCTATCACAAAGAAGAGCCAATTAGTATGGATACATCTAATATAGATAGCGATGTTTCATTAATTAAGTATCAACCAGGGAATGGGATTTATTATATTACCTACGCATACTCACGTACTCTAAAACGCATATTGGCGGTAACAGAAGAGATTGGTACTTATACGAATAAAATGATAGAAATAAACAGTTCATTAATGGACCGATGCAAACTTTTAAGTACGGGTGGGGATATCTGGTATGTTCGACCAAACAAATATTATGTCCGAGTTACTCAAGGAAGAACTTCGTATTTAATTAAGTATGCAGCCAGTCAAAGTGATGTAGAAAAGAGTTGGTAAAATATTTAAGGGGATGCTTGCAATATTGTTAGCAACCCCTTAAATTTTACAATACAACGACAGTTCCATCCTTATTTACCGAATACTCCCCGCTGATATTTACGATATTCAGCACGGCATAGTCTTTTGCATTGATCTGGGCTCGTGCGCCGTGCATCAATATGATTGTATGTGTGAATTTAGCCCCGGAAGCCTCGATAGTGGCCTTCGTATCACCGACCAGGCATACATATTCTTTGCCCTTTAGCGTGATGTCGCCAGCGTCGACATATACTTCCAATCCTTGAAGATTGCTTCGGTTTTCCCTGAACACTTCGACTGCGGGGAAGTTGTGATCCTGGCAGAACTCGATCCCTTGTGGGGTAAACATCAGTTTGATTAGCTCGGGGAAGTCTTGGACGCGGTTTATCTTTTTACAAGCGCCCGTTTGTAGTGCCATCGCCCGTATGGCATCTACACTCTTATTGTGTTGGGTTGTCATATATTTTCTGTTTTTGCGACCCTGTTTGCTGGGTTGGGTTCATTGAATTTTACTGTCAGTTGTGAGGTGGTAAGGTCTGCGGACATCATGTAGCTGCCGGAATTACCTATGTAAGTCAAGTGGTAAATATCCGCAGATATTAAAGGTACGCTGATGTCCATTTTGCCTCTTTTTAGTAGTTCTATAAAACTGTTGTAGTTCAACGTGTGCTCTGTGAGCGTATCGCCGAAGATCACGAATGTCAGCGTCAGATCGCGGGCGGCAACTTTCGGTTCTTCGGGGTAAATTACCTGCTTGCCGTCCTTTTTTGGGTCGTCATTCTCTACAAAATCTTTGAGGCTTGCCGGTGCTCTTAGACTTGCAATGAAACCCGATCCCATTGCGATACCCATTGCATAGGCATCGTAGCCGTTTATGAGTAAATCCCTTTTCATTCTCTTCCGTTTAATGCTTTGACTAAATAAGATTGTGCGGTGTCCAGGACATCGTAGCCTTTTGAGCTGACGAAAGAAGCGTAAAACATGCCATCGGCAAATACAATGCTGGTTCCCGACTTGTTGACTTCATCGAGCCACTTTTTGATCGCCTCAGCAGCTTCATCACCGTAATTCATTCCGCTTATGTACCGCCGCTTCTCCTTGCCGTCGTAGGTTACAACATATCCGAGGGAACTGCGAAGATTCCATGTATGGTTCCGATAATTGGCTTCGACCTGTTGGAGTTTTACGGCCTCTCGCGCCTTCTCATCCATGAAATCCACGACCTCACCTTGAATGCCGTCGATGAACTTGCTTAGGTCTGATATGTCTTTTTCAATCTTCATGGTTACAATTCACTCGTGTTACGTTTAATCGCCGCAATATCTTCTTGGATGCCTTGTAAGGCAACTCTCATGGCTGCTGTATTGCCGTTTATTTCCACAATTTCCATGTAGGTCATCACAGCATATCGGAGCAGCTCATTATTTACCTGTACGCTTGCGTACATGGCTGTTTCAATATTGGCCATAGATGTCAAAAGACCAATTATTGATTGCGTCTGCGCCATTACATAGCCGCGGATGTCGGTTATTTTGCCTTGAATGTCGGTGAAACGACCGTTTAATTCATCACCCGTATCTTGCGACATTGTTTGAAAGCCTCTTTCCGTGGCTTCCTGACGAGCTGCGCCAGCATTCCCAAGTAATTCTTTTGTTTCAGCGGGAAGGCTGTCCCAAATAGCTTGAAATTCCTCTCCAACTTTGTTGAGATCGTCGGCAAAGTTTCCCATGGAATCAATCACACCGTCAATCCCGACAAAAACTCCATCCTTGAACCATTTGGATTTATACTGGTCAAAAATATCTCCGATACGTTCTTCAACAAATTTGCTGACTAACATTTGTTTCATGATGTCAGCAACAATTTCGTCTACCTTTTCACCCCAGGCCTTAGCGGCGTCCTCACCTTCTAAAAACGCTTCTATGAAGGCATCGCCAAGTTCTTTTGCAATATCTTCTGCCGTGCCGCCGATAATAGTTTCTACAACCTCATTTATTACTTCAGCAGCTTCTTCTCCAAGTTCTTGAATTTGACGTTCCCATTCTTTTATCTTTGATTTGTCCGTTTTTTTCTTGCCTTTCTCTGCATTAATCTGCTTTTGAAGCAACAACTGCTGTTCTGCAAGATTGTTAAGTTTATCTCGGGTATTACTAAACTTATTTTCCCCCAGAAGATTGCTGTCTGTATATTTAAGGTTTGAATAGGCATCTGCTATACTTTTGATTGCCTTTTCTTCTATTTTAGCCGCGTTGATTCGCTTAACGATGGCTTCCCCGAAGGGGCTTAGTTTTCCGTATGCGCTCAATATCGCTTTCGTCGCATCATTATAAGCGTCTTTTACCTTCTGAATAGCATTAAAAGAATTTTCTTGGAGCCGAATTGCATTGGCATTATCCAATTCCCATTGCAGTTGCTCAATTCTACCTTGCAGTCGGTCTATTTCCGCTTGTTTTTCATCATCATTATTAAATAGGCTGGCTATTTTAGTTGCTATTGTCAATACCGCTTGAATGATAGCAAGAATAACGGATGCTCGCTCAACAGCTTTGATCGCACTGGTGGCGGTTGTTGATGTCGTTGTAATAGCTGCCGCCGACGATTCAGTAAGAGTAACAATGCTGCTAATCATACTGGCTGCATTAGTTGCAATTTCGCCCGCCGCACTAATGACTTCGCCGGTAGTGCCCCCAACGGCATCACCAATACCCTCGAATCCATCTGCAATATCACCGAGTGTCCTCTCTAATCGCTGCCATTTCTTGATCGCATTATCTTTGGGGGCTAATTTTGTACTCGAAGCAGCTTTATCTACTGCATTAATTTTTGCTTGCGTCTGATTGATCTCACCGCGCAATTTCTGTCCTTGGGCACTATCTGATGAATCGAGGGCATTATATTCGGATTCCAGTGCTTGTAGCGATGCCTCCAGCTCTGCTTTCAGGGCGGATAATTCATCCATGGTCTTGCCTGTCAATTCTCGTACCCATTGCCCGGCTTGTACTTCAATTTCTGCTACTGCTGCATCTCGCTCGGCTTCAAGTGCCTTCCGTTCTCCAATGCTACCAGCCTTTTCGATTTTACGGTCGTAAATGTCTTTTGTAGCTTGCAGTTTTTCCCGGAAGGTTCCATATTTTTGCAGATATTCATCCCAAGATTGAATTTCTTCGTCGAATTGCGCTGAAAGTTCGGCATGACCAATTTGCCCCACCAATAAAGCGGTTCCACGTTCTTTATTCCGCTGTTCTTCATTTGCCTCTTTCAAGGCTTCCGTGTATATTCTAACACCTTCAGCCGCTTTGATATTGTCAGCATAATATACCTCTTGAAGTTCGTGATATTTTTCGCCAGCAGACCCATCGGCAGCTACATTGGTGGCGATAACTAAACCTTTGGTGTCTGCGGCAAGAATGTTTTGTGCTCCTTCGAGTTGAGTATATATATAATCTTCCAATTCCTGTGGAGACAAAATGTCCCCATTAGGCAGGATTGGGGTGACTAAAATCTCAGTCACCTTTCCCTTGGCATCCATAATACCATATTGGCTGCTGAAAACGGTGGCAATACCCTCTCCGGCATCTTCCCAGCCTTTTTTTACCAATTCCGCCGCTTCAACAAGTGGGCGCGCCAAATGATTTACATTCCCTTTGTACTGCGCAATCATCTGCTGTCCTGCAAGGAATCGTTCAGACGAAGTGTCTGTTTTATACTGGGCATCAATTTCCTTTTCTTGTAACTCAAGCAGCTTTTTTTCGGCTTCTTGTATGGCTCGGGCACGTTTCTGATAGTCGAGGTCAATTTGAGCGAGTTTCTTGGCCGTGCCGTCCTTCATGGAATCTACCTCCGCCTGCAATGCATCATCCCGGAGCTTTTGCAATTGCTTGGTGAGCTCCTTTAGATTGCGCTCTTGATCGGATGCGGCTTTTTTTGCTGCGCTTTTTGCCTCTTGGCGGGCTTTTTCCGCCTTTGCGTTAAGTTCATCCGGCGTTAGGGTCGTGTATAATTTTTCTGCTGCGGGGGTCAATTTTTCGATGCCGACATTTATTGCCGTGATAAATGCATCTACATCACCTTCATAATCTTCATTAATGTGCTTCCATATAGTATTCCCTTCCTCACCAAGCTTCGATAGTGCGCTAATAAATTCTTTCCGGAATTGGGTTATGTTTGTTTTAGCCTCTGCAAAAGTTTTAGCACCCCAAATAGCGCTTTGGCCACCCTGACCCAAATCCATGTATGTCTGTATTGCCTTATCATATTCTTTTCTGTACTCTTTCAGTGCATTAGAATAATTGGTATAGGCATTCCCTGTTTTTTTGATGCGTGCTATACTCTTTTTGTCCTCTGTAATAAGTTCTTGGGCAGCCTTCGCCTCTGCGACCTCGATAATTGCGTCGCGCAGGTTTTCATAAGCACCGACAGCATTCCCGACCATAACCTGTTCCGCAGCCATATTGCCGAAGTAAGCGGGGTATATGTCTTGCAGTTTTTTGACCGCTTCGGCTCTTTCTTCATAGGGCTTGGAAAGGTCTGTCGCAGCCCTATACAGCAGATTCAATTTGGTTAATTCGGATTGAGCCGACACCGAACCTTGAGCCATAGCGGAATTAAAGCGTTCGAGTGCAGCGGCAGAGGCGTCTATCGTCGTTTTACCTTTGAACAGCGACGCTACCCAGTTGGTTATCTCCTTGCCGTAAAGGGTAAGCACGGTTACGCCGGCCACAAGCAGGGTTTGCCAGGAGAAGATCGACGATGCTATCTGTTTCCATACGGGCGTGAAGGTTTGCCCGGCTTTCTTCAATTCATCAACCGATTTCTTCGCCCGTGCTATTTCATCGGCCAGCATCGGCAGGTTGTTGGATATGGCGGCAAAGAATATTTGCGGGCCATATGCCAGCGATGGCAACTCGCGGGCAACTTGCTGAATCTGGAATCCCAGCATATTGAATCCCGAGGCATAATTACCTACATTGCGAGTATGGACGCCCATTGATGCATCCAGTTCTTTGATCTTCGTGTCGAGCGATTCGATGTTTTTAAGCATCGTTTGCCCTTGCGCCCCCTCACGATCCGCGGCGCTCATATTTTTATACACCGCACGCATACGGGTAAGTGCCTGGGACATTTCGTTGATTGAGCCGATGGCAGTCTGCTCCAATTTGATTTGGTTGGCAAGCTCCCGCCTCAATTGGGATATTTCCTGCTTGTATTCCTCGATAGATACGGCAGCGTCCAATACTTGCGCCCTTTTCTTTGCAGACAATTGCCCGTTCTGCTGCTCTTCCTTATTGAGCGCGGTTACATCCGCTTTTAATCGTGCGATCTCATTTGAATACAGTCTAATTTGGGCTATTGCCTTTGTTTTTTCGTCGTTAGCGGCTTTTAGCTCACTAAGCAGGTCATGGTATGCCGCAGTTTCGGCCTGGGTAGCCGCTGTTCCTGCCGTAGAACCGTCGCCAGCAGTTCCGGTCGTGGCCGATGCGGCAGCCTTGGACGCCGCATCCATTGCCTGCTGCTCCATCTGGGCGATCTTGCGCATTGTCTGCTCGACACGCGCCTCCATCTCGCCAATTTTACGGTTTATGACGTCGAATTCCTTTGTACTGTCCGGGATTTCGGCCAGTACCTGCCGCAACCACTCAAGCATGGTAATAAAACTCTTGAGTTTATCGGTTTCCGCGTTTATTTTGAATGATAATGCGCTCATTGCTGCTCTTTATTGCCTCTTTTCTTATTGTTTCTTCTCCGGGCCATATCGGCGCCCGATCCCCGCACTATTTTTTCCTCGTCCCCTACGAGCGTGCGCACCTTGTCGGTCATCATGAGTAGCATGGTAGGGTAGTTTATGCCTTGGAAGGCTTCGTTGTAGGAGATGTTCAATTGATCCATCATCGTTGCAATAATGCCCGTTATCGTATTATTCCCGACGGTTTCAGACACTGTTTTCCGGCGTGTTTTGTCGATCTTCACCGAATCGAACAAGTCTTTGCCCGATACGATGTCGGCTATTTTCATGGTCGCGGCGGAAATCTCTTCACAGGTGGCATACCGCTTGGCGTACCACAGGAATAGTTTTTGGCACCATGAGCGCCGAAAAAGCAGCTTGGATATTGTTTCCATGGAATATTTTTGCCTTCCGGAGATCGAAACGTCTATTTTCCCTCCGGCGAATGCCCTTGCCAAATCCTTCACGAACGGCTGGTATACCCGGAATTTCAGCACCCCGAGCTTTACCGACACATGATGCGTATTCAGCAATGACCTGGCGACAATATCCGCCGATTTACTCATGGTCTTTGGATATTGTTGCGGACAATCCCTCCATTACGGCTGCAACCGAGGCAATATCCTCAAGGGGTATCATCAGCAGTATTTTCTGGTAACAGTCGAACAACTCGTTGAATGTGCCCCGCTTCATGAATCTGCGGCGTAAAAACCACACCCTGACACCCGCGAATATGTTGCGGCTGCCGACAACCGCCAAGGCTATACTATGCGCCATCGCCGATATACATGCCTTACTCTCGTCCGGATCTTTGTTGACATCCCGCGCCGTCATGATGCGCGTTGCCGTCATGGGGGACATCTTGTATACAGTGTATCCCTTCGATGCGATGCGGATACTGATAAACTCCAATTTCATAAGATTGATTTTAAGAAATAGGGGTGAGGGGCACACGCCTCCCACCCCTGGACTGCTGATGGCTTGGAGGTTCTTATTCGACGTCCACCTCCGAAGAATCGAACCAATATTCCGACGAGACCGCCGTGTTGTCTGGTTCCAGGGCAGCAGCTGCTACACCGATACCTACGGCTCCCTCATTATTGGTGTTACGGGCGATAACCGAGGCCTTCGGAAAGACGCAATACTGGTTGTCTTCCGTCAGGGCGATCATGCATTTTTCAATGCGCGTGACGCCTCTCGCACGTTTCCATGACGTCTCCGACCCCGTGCCGCCCATGAAAGCCGCCTTGGTTTCATAGTCGTATTGCCCGATGGTAAACGACATCTGAATGTTACCCATTTCGGTGTCTTGGCGATATACGCCATTGGTGAGTTGATTCCTGTACTCCGTCGTAGACGGCTCCTCCTCTTCGATGCTCCATGTGTCTTGGTGGATGTTCTCCACCTGTTTCGTGCTGACATCTTTAATGATGGTTGCCAGAAGGGTACCCGTAAGATCTCCTGTGACCTTCGCGGGGTCTGCATAATACAGCTTCTTGATTCCTACTGCTATTACTTTTGCCATTGTTTTAGTTGTTTTTAATGTTTAATACTCTGAATAGTACTCTGATGTAGATATAGTGGCATCCGAGGTTCACATCTTCTTCGCGGCCGATATTCTCATACCTGTACCTGTATGCGGATCCGTCATAAGTACCGTATGTCCATTCTTTGAATCTCGCCTTGGCTGCCCGTTCGAGTTCGTCCAGCCGTTTTAGGTTCGCTTCTCCCTTGATGTCGGGGACGCACAGGTTTACAGCAACAAAGCAATTTTCCCAATACGTGTCCGACGTCTGCTCGGGTGGTGTGATGACGACGATACGCTCTCTATTGACTTTCCCCTCGGGGATAGCCCATGAAGTGTGCATGTCCTTTATCCCAACCCCCTTACACGCCGAGAACAGTATGTTGCGCGCGTCTCCCGTTGTAATCATATCCAAAGGTCTGAAGCGTTGAAATAGTTGTTTACCTTGGCTATTGCCACAGAGCCTTCGCCCCGTACTGTGCCGGTCGCCTTGTCAATGCATTTCACGTAACCTCCTTTGGGTACTCCTCTCCCTTCGTAGACGATGTGGTATTTCGATTGGCGCACCTCCCCGTTCTCTGATACAAGGCGGACGGTTGTGTCGTCGTCGCAACGACAATCACCTATTTCCTGCCATGCATCATTTTCGGACATAGCTATCGGACGTCCCAGTTCGTCGTATTGTTTGGGAGGATCGATCCTCAAATAGAGTATGTGGGGCGCGAAATACATATTACCACAAGTTCGAAGCATCCTTTATCGAGGACAGGCCAATAGAGCTGCTCAATTCTTCGCCGGGCGTGATGCCATATTGCCGAAGCATCAGTTGTGCCCGTTGCTTCATGGCGCTTTCAGACCAGGACGCCGAATGCCCGTTTTCGCTTACCGACAGAGGGTGCATTATCAGGCTGTCGATGAACTCAGATACGCGCTTGGCGATTAGTTGTTGCTGATGGTCGCTACCCGCCAGGGAGTTGGGATCGTATCCCCATTCCCTGGCGAAGCGGCGAACACCATAGTCGGAGATGGTTCCGACCATGCTGAACTCCTGATGTATGCATTCTGCTACCGTCATGCACTTCTACGATTCTACACTCAGCGAGTAAATACCGTTGATCTCGGTAATGACGGGCAGCGAAATAGATTGTGCTTTCGTAAACTCCACGCCGTTCGAGTTGTCCGTCTCGCCTTTGCCCCACTGCGAGATGCGGATGCGTCCGTAGTTGGAGTAGGCAACTCCCGGCTCGGGGCGAAGTTCGTTATCCGCGTAAGCGTTTTTGATGACGCCGAGACGACCCTCCGGCACGAATACGAGGCTCTTGTCATTCCACGGTTTGTATTCGCGGATCTTGCCATTGTCCTGAATGCGCGTCATCCGTCGGATCACCTCGAATACGGGCAACCCGTTCGATCGCATAAACTCGTTTAGGTTGGCCAGCAGAAGTGGCGACGATGATTTGTCCGTGCCGAAAATAACCTGCTTCATCTTCTTGCTGCGCAGGATGTACGAAAGCCGCTTTTGATCCAGAAGGATGCGGTCGAAGGTCACCTTCTCCTGAGCTGCATCGACAACGCCTTGGATATCCTCGAATACATCGACCGTGTCGATGTTGCCCTCCGTCCACTGTGTATCTGCTGTGGCGATGTTTTCTTGCGGCATGCCATAGTCGATATTGCCTCGCACACCTCCTTCGGGGTTGTTTTCCTGAGTGAATGAAAATACCCCTTTGTTCGAGAGGGCACCCAGGAAGATGATGTCTATTTTGGCCTGTACGGATTCCACGACCCGTTCAACGCCGCCCCACATGAGGTTTACGAGCTGCTGTTTCTTTGCCTGATCTGAGATCATGCGTGAATCCAGCAGCTGAAGTACCTTCCGATAGTCTTCAATGGGCATCGGTAGGGTCATTTGGTGAATGAGGACTTTCTTGGCTATTGTAGCCAGGCCTTCAGTTCCCATAATGGGTTCCTTGCCTTTCGAATCCAAGGTGGCGGCAGCTACGCTCAGATTATACGATCCGATGATCTCTTCGAAATTGAACCCTACCGTGGGAGTATCCCACTCCAAAAAACGCTCGTAGACATTTTGGTCGAACAAGCGCTTGCGCAGTTCAGATGCTGCGTCGATGCGAGCTTGCACCTGCTTGGTCAGCTCGCTGAAAATAGAAGAATAATATACTTCGCTCATTGTTTACCTGTCTTTTACTGTCTGATGTACTTGATTTCAGGGTTGTTTTTCATACTGTAGCCTTGCAGCCAAGTCTCGGGGACGGGGTATGCTACATCCTTGAGGATTCGCGCCCCATAAGCTGCCGAGACAGTCGGAAATCCATTGGCCTTGGTGTATTCCTTTGTCGTTTCGATGACGGCGTCCGGAATTTCATCCCCTCCGAGCAGATCAGCGCCTGCTACTGCTTCTGTCATTGCTGCGCTTAATGTGATTTCGTCGTATGATTCGTTGGCGGTGCTAATGCTCTTGATGGTGCCGGAGGAAGCGCCTACTTTGACGGCATCGTTGATCTGGAACATAGAGCCCTTGATGACACGCGGTTTGGTTGTGGTACCGCCCTCTACGATTCGTGCCGATTTGCAGATGGTGCACTCCATGTTCTCGAAATCGAGTTTGATAGGCGTTCCCTCTTTGAGTATCGTGCCTTCCGGATAGGTGCCCTTCACGGCGAAATCACCTGGCAGCACTTCGCGCTCTCCGCGCCAGAATACCGGGAACCCGCCCTTAACTTGTGTCTTTTCGAATTTAATAGCCATGTTTGTTATTGTTTTTATTTTGCATCCGGCAGATTTTCAGCCCACATTTTGGCCTCTTCTTTGCTTTGAGCCTCAGATGTGGAGAGGGGGAATGCCGTTTCCTGCCCCTCAAGCCCTGCGGCAACGAATCGCGTTTGTATAGCCGCGAACTTTTCTTTGATCTTCGTTTCGTCCGGCTTTTCCTCGTTCATCGCAGAAGCGAGCGCGAGGATGTCGTCTAACGCTGATTCATTGACGTTTGCCGCTTTGGCTGCTGAGCGAAGAAGTGTGTCCCGTTCGGCCTTTACACGCGCTGCTTCCAAGGCATCGTACTTTGCTTTTACAGCATTTTCACGCTCTTCCTGCTGGCGTTTGTAGACTTTGAACCATTCGGGCTCTTCGCTACTGGGAGGAGTATTCGCCTGCCGCTCCCCTGTGGCAGGTTGCTCGATAGGCTTCCCGTCTTTGAGGTTATGCCGCTTCTCGTAGTTCTTGACTGCGGTCTGCTGCGCATCCCCTGCACGGTAGTCGCCGTAGCTGGTTAACACGTCCTGAAAGCCAATCCCCTCTGCTATGGTAGGTAATTGTGCTTCGTCCGTTACATTCTCCGACTTTTTCGTTGCGATTCGGTCGAGGATCGCATTGTCCACCCCCGTAAATTTGGTTTGGAGCAGTGCTAAAAGTTTTTCTTTCATATTATTTTAATTAATCTCTGTTGCAAAGATTTCGACGGGCATTTTAATAACAATGGGCAGGATGGAAATTTATACTTTTTTTGTACGGTAATTCAAAGCCTCTTTTATGCATTCAGATATCCAGCCGACCAAATAACAGAATGGCTCTTGGTTACTGCAATCAATGCGTCCACCGATATAATCGAATATCTCCATAGCCGCATGTGTAGATTCGTGGCAAACGTACTGGATATTTTGAGCGTTCGCCTTTGTGGCGAACCTGATAAGAACTCCACCCCTTTTATTTGTGATGTCGTATGTACTCTGCGTATCCGCCGCAGATGTGTCGTCCATATCTGTTATATTTTCAAACCTATCGCTTATTGCAGATGCGCTTTTTTCACCTATTACCACCCAAATTAACCGAGGATAAATTTGCGGATCAAATTGATGTATAATAGCCGTCATTGTTCTAAAAGTTTTATTCCGTCGGGGTATTGATACTTGAATTCTCGTCTTTTTTGGTCGAAAGGTTTGTTTTTGCATCCTCGTAGATGCTTGTGGCAGAGGCTTCTTTCATTTGCCTAATTCTTTCGATTTCCTCTTGGTAATTATCTGCAACACCCATTAATTTTACAGATTCCTCAAGTGAAAGCACTCCATCTGCATAGGCTTTCCCTATGGATTGCCACCTTGCAGTAATGTCTTCGTTGAAGGGCTCCGAAAATTCATGCTCGATCTTGAGGGTGGCGAGTTTGTCTCTCATATGGATATGAGTTACATTCATCATAATCGCCAAGATTAGGTTCTTTTCCCGGTCGACGAGTTCGTCGTATATCTCTTTTCGATTATCACGCTTGATATATCCGAGAACCATTGCGCGCTTAATGGCTTCACCGGACAAAGTCCCCAATCCGACCATTTTTTCTGGGGTGAACTCCGGAGTGAAAGTATCGAAAAGTATAGATTCTTTTAAATCCGACTTTTCCTGCTGCCTCGTTTCAGACGACATAGGTGGATTAAGGTATTCAAACCGATCATCTTTGCTTGACAACTTAATCCCTTTCCCTGGAGAATCAACTGTGGGAAGATTTTTGATAACCGCTGCGGTGGCAATGTACATTGGATCCGCAAAGTAATTGTTGGTGTCTGCGGTTTTTGAGTCAATACTTTCTTCCCGATCAATTCGGGGCTGCAATCCATCCCATGCCGTATTTTGCTTGTAATAAATGATGTTAATTTTACCAGTCGGATTAAGCACTGGGGTCACATCCCAACCTATTTTGGCTTTTCTTCCCCGGAATATAAAAGTGGGTGTGTGAATGTCGAAATGCTCTACTGTTCCGGCGCCCTCCTTCAAATAATACCCACACCCGAATGCCAACATATTACCATATTGGTCGAACATGGGGCGCAAGGTATATCCGTTAGACTTCGACAGCACAACTATTTTCACCCAAGGAAGCCCCGTTGCCTCGTCCCTGTAAATGTGATACAGCTTTGCACTTTGGGTTTCTGCTCCGGCCAGCCGTTTAGCCTGTCGCATCTTACTGTCGAATCGTATTTCTCGAAGGAATTGTTTGTAAGCCGAAAATGCATCGGCATCACCGGATTCGTCGGATACCTTCCATTTTATCGGATTTCCAAGCAGGAAGAACAATTCTACCTCATTTATATAACGCTGTCGAGTGCGGGGCAATTTCTCCGTGCGGTAATCTTCCTGTCCCTTTCTCGTTTTATTTCGACGCTTCATTATGGCGTGAAGTTTCGGATTGTACTCGTATATTGCCTGCATTGCTTCCGCGTCATGGTCTTCCATCAAAGACATCGCCTGACTGATGTCTTTTGCCTTGATAAGCTCCATTAAATCCCGCTCAACACCTAATGCATTGAGCGTTTTATTTTGGAAAAATGTAAAAAGGCGATCTAAAAAGTTCATTGTTTACCAAATATTAATATCACTTAAATCATCGTCTTGTATCGGTGTGCTGCGCTTTTCAAAGCATCCGGTCAGCGCATCGGGGGCATCGTCATGCGCATTGCCCCCTTCCTTCATATATCCCATAATGGCCTGATAGAATTCCGGCCATCTCTTATCCCAATTTGTCGGGAAAAATGTCATGTTGTTGACGTCTGCTGACTTGGTAAATATGCGTACCTGCTTATTATCGGTCTGGGAAAAGCAACTAACCGTTGTGTGGGTAATGTTCATCTGGCGAAGGATGCGTTCTACATTGCGCGCAAAGCCCCGCCCTCCGTTATTGCTTTCAATATTAGCCCATTCCGTCCTGTTCCTTGCAAGCATTTCGGCCGTCTTGGGTTCGGTATACTCCATGGGCTTTTTTGTGTAGAGCACATCGGTCACATAATTTCCCTCGGGTAATTCGTCGTAACATATCGAACATAGATAGTCGCTTCCCGTATCTGCTGTATCGGTGTAATTCTTATGCGTGCAATCTTTGGAGTAGGGGATAACGTCGTATGTTCGGAATTCACGATACATTAATCCCTCAAGAGGCTTGGGATTCTGCATGTACTGGGTCTCAAATATGAAGGGATCCGCTTCTTGGTATCGCTTTAATTTATCAAGCGCGAATCGATCCTCCCAAAGTGCACGTTCGGTAGGTAGCCCTGCATCTAAGATTGCGGGGAATTTGACAACATCCCATTCTCCACCTTCCTCTATCGTGCCTTCAAGCTGCAATAAGTATCCGCAAAAATCATCTGGAGCGAGCCTTTGAGCTGTTACAATGACCGGGGTACGAACGTCATTAAGACGGTTCTTGAATGTAGAAGTCCACAGTTCGCCAATACGCTCTTTGGTAGTACTGGAGTAGCTATCCTGAGCCTTCATCGGGTCGTCAATACTCATTGCACCGCTGAATTCTTGTGCTCCCAGTTTACCGCATCCAAACCCTGTTATTTGACCCATAAAGGGAGCCGCATACATTACACCCCCGCTTGAGGTGGATATACTTCCTTTGGCATTGTTGGACAGTTCGACATTTGGGAAGAATGCGCGGTAATTGGGATCCTCCATGATCCTCCGTATGTTCGTAACATTCCGGGTAGTGAGTTGATCGCTACTCGAAAGATGCATGAACTCGGAACGCGGATTGATGGCAAATCCTATCGCAGAGAAAGACACGACGGCTAACTCTGTTTTAGAATGTCGCGGAGGAATGTTAAACATGAGCCTATTAGTCGGGTGTTCTCCACGGAGTACTTGGTCGAGTTTATGGCATATTATTCGATGATGGGGCGCAATCCGAAAAGGTTGTTTGTTCACAGCCTCGAACATTACAGCCGTAAATGCCAAACACCCTTCCTTCAACAAGAAGTTACCTACACTGGAATAATCAGTCATCGCTCCTGCTCATTTGTATTAATTGAAAGAAACGATCTGTATTGAATGTCGGCTGCGGAAGGTCATTACCTTTAGTGTCAGTGTTGGCAGTTTTCTCCGGGGCATTGTATCCGAGCATGCGGTTGATGGTTTCTATCGCCTTGCTTTTGTCCATCAATTCCACGACGGGGCTACCTGAACGGTCAATCTTTATGGACTGGATTAAACGCCGTTTTTCAGGCGGAAGAGATTTTAGGTCTTGGAAAGAAATTGAGGGAACCTGCCGTACGCCATATTCGGTTTTCATATCAACCATGTCGGCATCGACAAAGTCGAGTACGTCGGCATTAATGATGGATACATTAAGCCGGATTAGCTCCTCTTTGGTGATAAGTTCTTTTTCGGCTAATTGGGCTTGAAGTTGTTTTACCCTCCCCGTAACCTCCCCGTTTTGAAGTAGCTCGCTCGATCTTTTCCATACCGTTTCATCGCTCATTTTCGAACACTCATACGCAAAGCGATACGCCTCGGATGCGTTGCCGCACTCGAGGTACTTGTTGCAGAACTTCTCCTGCTTTATCGTCAGCTTCCCTTCTGCCATGAAAAACAATCTCTCAGGGCAAAGGTGGGAGCAGGCATTTTAATAACAAGAGGTAGATTGAAGAAAATGCAAAAAAAATGGATTGTCCCCAAAAAAAAGAACAATCCACTGTTTCGACAGATTTAGATACTTAGGTTAATCTTAAATATTGTTTAATAACAAAATTTTCATCTATAGGATATTGACGATTATATTGCCCTCGTAAATGAATTGTACCATTCAAAGCCTCATTTTGTATCGAATCATATTTTTCACTATCGACAACGGTACATAGTTTTTCAATTTTAGTAGGTTTGTCTTTTGCCAAATATTCTACAAGATTAATAGGGAAAAGCGGTATTAAAAAGTGTTCGTTGGGGCATAAATGTATATTGCCGCTTACGTCACTACTACGAAGGTTTGACTGTATATCTTGATAATTCGAAAATAAATCATCGAAATCGGAACTTATCCTCCACTGTATACTGTATGCAGTTCGCAGTCCGGCATTGATTATCTTTATCGAATAAAGGTTTTCATGGCAAAAAATGCTGTAAACCAATCGAGGCCTTTCATCGTATTCGCGTCTTTTATCTTCTTTACGCCACCGTTTTCCATTGTAATATATAGTAACAAATGTAGCTATTGCCATTAATGCTGTGGCTATGGCACTTATTGCTGTCCATATATTACTAACATAATTATCCATAAATGACTATGTTATCCTATTTTATTCGACTTTTCAACATTGCATTTTTGGCAAAGCAACTGCATGTTCTCTAATGTGGTCGCCCCGCCTTTTGAAAAAGGTATGATGTGATCGAGTTGTAAGTTTTGTGTGGATCCGCAGTATACGCATCGGCCACCATCACGCTTATATACTGCATCTACTATTTCCCTGGGAATTGGCGGCCGCTTTGGCTCATCACCGAATAGTTCTCCGCTGTCGATCAATTCTTGCCGTACGATTTTTTCAAGTTGACGTATGCGATATTTTTCTTTAATACGCGCGGCGATCTCGGCTTTTTCACGCTCTTCTTGTTCTTGTTGAAACAATATCCTCTGTCGTTCCTGCTCTTCTGCAGACAGGGAAGCTCGATGATAATCACCTGCCGCAAGGTATTTTTCTAACGATGTAATATTATCAAAATATACTTTTCGAGGATTGATACCCTGTTGTTGACCAACGATGCCAGCACTCTCTAATTGCATCATAATGCGCCCAGCCCGATTAAATCCAACTTCAAATTTTCGCTGAATTTCTGTTGTGGATATGCCTCCATTATTGACTGCATATCTTGCTACTTCCTCGAATAGCAAATCATATTTTATGGGAGCTGGTTCTTCGAAGTAGTAATCCATCATGTATAAAATTTGTTTGTGCTATTGAAATAATCCGAAGTTTTTATGTTTTGGTCTGCGGGCGCCCCGGTCATTTTTAAAGGAGACCGTAATCTCCTTTAAATGTGTAGCTCGATTATATGGAGCTTATTTTGGGTGGTTCTATTTTATCATATTGCTTCCGCTCTAATGAAGATGGCATAAGGCTAATTAGAATACCGCTATGCCTCTTTTTTTTGGGCGACATCGCCCTTGCTTTTCGCTCTCTCTTCTCGGTACAGGTCAATTAAAGCCCCGTTTTGCCGAATCAACTCCTCGTTTTGGCGGAGTAGTGAATCTAAGAATCTCTCCATAGTTTTTGGGTTATTTAGTTCAGCTTTCGTTGGCGTGACGTCTTCGCCTCCTTGGCTGACAGGTTGGTCGGTAGTTTTGAGCATGGGCTCTTCTTCGTATAGGAGCCAGTTTCTATTGATGTCAGGAAATTTGTTTAGAATTTTAGAGATTCTGTCAGGGCGAGGCATTTTGCTCCCCTCTTTAAAATATCCATTTGAAAGCCCCGCCTGTCTCTCAAATTGCGAAACAGAAATCCCTTTATACTGACAATACGCTTGGATTCTCTCTTTAAGGGTCATGATATCAGAGGCTTAATATTATTTTAAAATCGTATAAATATTATTTATGCAAATATTCTAAGAAAATCATCGAATTCTTAGAATTATATTCTATATTTGCAATGTGAAACCCACAAAGCTGATACAAATATACGATTTAAGATGAAAAACGCAAGCGTGGGGACTGAATATTTGACGATTGTACCTTTTTGAAGGTAATAAAAACGGACAACGCGATGAAAGCAACTTACGACAAATCGAAGATCATGAAGAACGCCTGGTACCTTAAAAAGGTACAGCCGGGCAAGAGTTTGGGGGATTGCCTGCGCAAGGCTTGGCGCAACGAGAAGTTGGCGATGCTGACCGCGAAGATCGAGAACCGCCCGACGGAGCAGCCGAAGGCCACGGAGTACCGCCCCGAACTGCTGAAAGTGCCGACAGGTTTCTATGGTGTCCGAGGAATGTACTATGGTGACTAAAGCACGATGCAATATGAACGAAGTAATTCAATCGACTGACCGCTTGACGGCACTACTCGAGGAGCAGGCCGCCTGCATTGAGCGGATCATGGCAATACTGGACAAATAATATGAATATGAATACTGCAAATCAGCGCGCTGTAAAGTTGCCGTTCCAAGAATATGTTTCTACACTTGGGAAGACTCGCAAAAGTAAGTTGTGGGCAGAAATTCGTCTTGTGACAGGAAAGGACAGGACAACAATATGGCGATGGGCGCACGGACACACCCGTCCTGACAAGTCAGACAGGGATAACATAGCATTCTGTGTATATAAATTCTCTGAAAATAGGTTCCCCGGCGACGCATTATTCCCAGAAGATTATCCATACAAAGGTACCCATGCAAAGGTTAAATAACGTAGAGTTTTTTAACTCACCCGAAGGAGAGGTGCAGATTCGCGACGAAAAGGGTGTCCGCACATATATGGAAGAAGAAAAGGAGCTCACCGACGCATTATTCTCGGTAATTGAGATTGACTACCCGCAGGCATTCAAGGCGCTGTCGGAGATTTACAATAAGAGCAAGGTGAATGCCCCCTATTTCAAATACAGGTGCGCACACCGGTTTATCCGCTGCAACTTCGGGATGTACGACAAAGTGCCCGATGTGGACGAATTAGGCCGGTTCAACTTCGAGAATGTTGCTTGTCCGCTGGTGGGGGAGTGCAAATACTATAAAGTAATCTGTAACCCAGAGTTTAATACTAACCTGACAATGCGGGAGAAAGAGATTGTCCGCCTCTATAAAGAGGGGTATAAGACTGAAAAGATTGCCGAAATACTATCACTTTCCCAGTTGACGGTCGAAACACACAAACGAAACGCTATGCGTCGCACAGGGTCGACAACGCTTGCCGAACTCGTGATATGGGCTAACAACCACGGACTTTAAACACAAAAAAAACTCATAAACCAAAAATAAAATAGTATGGAAAATTTACTGCAATGCAAGGGCAAGAAATTCAAGGCCAACATCTACAACATCCCAGTTGAAGGGCGTATTCAGGTAGAGGAAGGGAGTATTTATCTATGCCAAAATGTGAAGGATGGAGCCGATTGCGAAGACAAATTAGGCTTCAAATGCAGTTGGCACATCGAGGATGGTAGCGAGATGGCACTCATCAAAAACAACGTTTCAAATCTTTGTATCCACCCTTCGACGAAAGAAGAGGCCGAATCTTTCAAGGATTGGCAGGTAGGGGATAAGCTTGTATACGAATCAAACACTTGGGAGGTGATTTTCCGTAGTGGAGAATTGGTCGTGTGCAAGAGAGAGAACGGCAATGTGCCTTACAATTTCACTTGCGACGAGCTTTACACATTAGGGTTTCGCCTTGTTTATGAACCTGATCCTGAAACTGAGATTGTCGAAGTAACGATGGATGAAATCGCCAAGATGAAAGGCATTCCGGTAGAGCGGCTTCACATCAAAAAGGAATAGCATCACAGGGTGCGTAGTTCAACGAGAGAACGATTAAGGAGAGACGAGAGAACGGCAACCTCTTATGGTTTGTATCGGCTTGTGAAACGCGAAACAATAAATGCAGGTTCGAATCCTGCCGCACCTCCAAGATAGCCACCGCATAGGTGAGGGGTTTGATTGCTGGCACTAACCCCGCCGCAAGGCAAAAGCAATTTCTGTGTTCTTTGACACATTGATACACGAGAACCATCCGAGCGGATGTAAAACCCGGCGAGCGACTTGGCGCAGAAGGGCTGGCAACAGATAAATACCAATGAACGAGCGATGACCCGGAGTAATCCGGAGAGCCGTATTGATTATTACGCCTGGTGTGGCTTGACCGCCTATCCAGGCTCTATGGCAGGCCTTGCGCACCGTTCTTTCAGCAGTGGGTTATTTCATTTTAGGCGTGAGGTCTGCATCTTGCCCGCGTGCGCTTTTCGGTGGCGCAGTTTTGAAATGGAGTTTAAAGTTACAGTGCGCGCGGGCTTATTTGCAACACCTTAAAACAATTATACTATGGAGAAGAACACTTTGAGGAAGAGGAGATTTCTATGCTTCGACCTGACGCCCAGGTGGAAAATGTGGAAACGGATCGAAGACCTGGAGGTGCGGCTTGCTACATGCCTTTGCGAGCGCAATGAAGCGGATGGACGCCTTATCGAGCGGGAACACGAGGTATTGGCGCTCACTCAAGCACGTGATACCCTGTACAAGCGCATCGACGAACTGGAAGGCAGGCTCAGGAAATTCGACCGTACCCGTGGGAAAAGCGGCAAATACATCAAGGGCTATGACGTACGAACCGCAAAGTAAGATTCTGGCCTATCTCAAGGCCGGCGGCAGGCTGACTGTTCGCAAGGCTGAGAGGCTGTACCACACAACGGAGCTGCGCCGGATCATCAGTCGGCTCCGGAAAATGGGATATTCCATTTGCTCGAACAAACAGAAGGCCGTTACGGAAGACGGGCGGCCGACACAGTTTAACGAGTACTATATGCCACAGGTCGCGGATTCCTGCCAATAATCCGCAAATCGCATTTTAAGTTTGGTATTTGCCATTGGCCAGTTGTGAAGCCCGCGGATGGTGTGCCGCCGAGATCGAAGCCCTGCGCGGTGGCGCGGGTGAGTGGAGATTCAGGCGGCTTTTATTGAGCTATGGTGTAATGGTTAACACACCGCCCTTTGGAGGCGGTACTCCCGGTTCGAATCCGGGTAGCTCAACGGGGTTCTAACCCTAATGTTGTGAGTTTGATCGGGCGCTTGGGCGTCTGTCACAACGGAAGCTGACAGAGGGTATATCCCTCGACAATCCGAGGCTGCGTGAAGGAAGTAGCAAGGCCGAGGCGGGCTAAGCCCACGAAACGGGAGATAAAGAACGCAAATCGGCGGCGCGAAGCACAGTAACGCCGCCACCGCGGGGGCAGTCAGAAGCCCCCGCTTCTTTTGGATACAATCAAACGACCATGAATAAATATCTTCAAGAGCTCAAAGACAAAGGACTGGTGCCTTTACGGCTCGACAACAACACGGTGCTTTGGGTTACACCCGACAAGGCCAATGAGAAGTACAAAACACGCTACCTCAAGAATGCCGAGAGGTCGCGGAGGATGGCATTGAATTTAGATTAGTTATGAATTACGGATTACCTTATAAGGGTTCTAAGAATAGTATTGCGAAATGGGTTATTTCGAATCTTCCCGCGTCGCATACGTTCGTGGATTTGTTCGCCGGAGGATGTGCGGTAACTCACGCTGCCATATTGTCTGGTAAATTCGGACGTTTCATTGCAAACGATATTACGGAATATCCCCAAGTCTTCCGTGATGCCATCGATGGGAAATACCGGAATGAATGTCGATGGATCAGTCGGGAGGATTTCCTCCGTCTCAAAGATGACGACCCCTACGTGCGTCTTTGCTGGAGCTTTGGGAACGATATGAAGACATATATGTATGCTCCGGAGGTTGAGCGGTTCAAAAAACACATGCACGCGATATTTTCCGCGGGAACGCCCACGAGCGCGCGGTTGGCATGGAAAGGATTTGTCCGGGAATTTGCAAAAGTCCGTGATAAAATAGGAGAGCTGACGCAAAAGGTGCTGAAGTTGTGCGCAGCGTGCGACGTGGCACCTCAATACAATGCGGACGGCACATTGAATACAAAGGCGATACATACAGATGTTTTTCGGGTTAAATCAGCGTATTTGCGAAAATATTTACAGAACGCCCTGAAATTATCCGGTCTTACGAAAAAAGATGTCGACCGACGCCTTGGGAATTATATGGGTAGGCATTATTTTAGCGAATCTCAATGGATGTTGCCATCCTCTGAACAATACGAGAAGTTGCAAGAAATTTTACCGGCGTTAACTATTCCGTGGGCGCCCTTAAACGAAAGTCTGCAAAGTCTGCAAAGTCTGGAAAGACTGGAAAGTCTGCAAAGTCTGGAAAGTCTGCAAAGTCTGCAAAGTCTGCAAAGTCTGGAAAGACTGGAAAGTCTGCAAAGTCTGGAAAGACTGAAAAGTCTGCAAAGTCTGGAAAGACTGAAACTGTCCCGAAAGGATTACAGCGATGTTGCTATACCGCCGGGCGCGACGGTATACTGCGACCCGCCGTATGCTAACACGTCGGGGTATATCGACGATTTCGACCATGAACGATTTTATAGATGGCTGCGCAGCATGGAATTCCCGGTGTTCGTTTCGGAATATTCCATGCCGGACGACTTTATATGCTTTGCGAGTATTGACAAAGCATGCACCTATTCATCATCAAAAACGATAAAACGCGTAGAAAAGATGTTCGTACACGAGCGGTGGGCGGATGCTGTGAGGCGTCCGGATGATAATGTTCAGGGGCGGCTGTTCTAATCCTCCCTGCGTCGCAATAGTATTACCGCCATAGTAGTATTGTCGGCTGGCGTCCTATCTACGAATAACCCCTAAAAGTAAGAAATTATGGATGACATTACCCGCGTCTGCCGCAAATGCGGGCAGGAAAAGCCGTTGGAAGAGTTTGCGAAGAATAAGGAATGCGTATTAGGTCATAGCCATATTTGCAAACAATGCAAGGCGGAGCAGTCCCGTAAGTGGCACGCAGCCAATTTCGAAAAGGCGCGGGAAAATAACCGTAAGTGGCACGCAGCCAATTTCGAAAAGGCGCGGGAAAAGCACCGTAAGTGGCGCGCCGCTAATCTCGAAAAGTGCCGGGAGTATGACCGCAAGTATTACGCGGCCAATTCCGAAAAGTGTCGGGAGTATGACCGCAAGTATTACGCAGCCAATTCCGAAAAGTGTCGGGAGTATGCCAGAAAGTATTACGCAGCTAATTCCGAAAAGGCGCGGGAAAAGCACCGTAAGTGGCGCGCCGCTAATCTCGAAAAGTACCGGGCGAATGCCAGCAAGTATTACGCAGCTAATCTCGAAATGTACCGGGCGTATGACCGAAAGAAACGCGAGAATCTGACTGACGGGTATTTAATGGATAAACTAAAGCGCTGCAACCTCCCCGTAACCCCCGAAACAATCGACTACAAACGTATTCAACTAAAGTTATACCGAGAAATCAAAAAACAACAAAACGATGAAAGAGATTAAGAACATCCGGGAATTGACGGCCGATTTGGGCCGCGTGTATGCAGAGCTTCGGGCACGAGAGATCGAGATCAAAGAGGCATCGGAGATTGCTAACATTGCGGGTAAGATCATCAACGGCGCAAAGGCTGAAATGATGTACCGAATCGCCCGTAAGGAGAAGCCGTCGATACCTTTTTTCGATGCCGATGGCAAATAATTTTGCAGATTCGAAATGATTTTCTATCTTTGCTGTTGCGACAGAACTACTTTACGTAGTCATTAGAAATATACGAACGTCTTTTGGGCGTGTTCCCGTTGCACTTCTACGCTACGTAGTTGTGGTTCTGTCGCAAGAATTAGGGGGCACGCCCTCTTTTTATACCATACATTAACCTAACTTGTGTTCAACAAATGCGACAGAACAACACAAGTGGTACCCGGGTAAATAACACCCAGACCACACCGCGCGCGAAGAAAAGCCGCACCGCATTCTACCGTTGCCATCTGAAGGCCAACAAACCCCTATTTTCATCTGATAGGGTCGATTACACCAACGTTATCCGCGCCACGTGCGAGGAGCATGCTTTAGGCTGTTTCCTTGCTCAGTTCCGCGTGCTCTATCCCGCGTATGCTGTCGTTGTCGGCACCATACTCGTAAGCCGGGTATTCCCCTCCAAGTCCAACCGTTAAAACAGGCCGCTATGGCACATCTTATCACCTTGTTGGCGTTCATAGCGCCGATTGCCGTGGTATTCGGCTGGGTGCTATCCAATCAGCACCGTACAAGTGAGATTGGAAAATTGCTAACCTCAATATTCGAAAGCCATGAATGAGTTTACGGAAATCACGGTTAAATGCGTGTGGACGACGATAAAGGGGCGCATTTGGCGAGCCCAATACCGCCTGCGGTCAAAGGCTGTCCGGATACAATCCAAGGCCATCTACCGGGCATTGAAGAACGAGAACAAGCCCCGTATTTACCGGGTTGAAATACGATAGCCCATGAACACGCAATATTACACGACAACCACGTCCCCGGTGCTGACGTTCGAAGAGTATCATGATATTCCGAGCGAACATATAACTGGCCAGCGGTCGACATTCTCCCAGAGGGCCAGAACGCTGATGGAGGTAGACCTAAAGTTGATTTATCGGGCTATCCGCGAAGCCATTCAGAAGGATATGCGCGGTGATGAAGACGGCCGGGTCTATTCGGTTGCATACAAAATCTATGACATTCAGGCGAGGCATCACTATATGCCTGTTTATGAACGCCGATACGATGTCTTCGCCGGATGTTTCGAGGAGGTGCAAACCGGGTGTGAAGACAGCATCGAGGTTATTAATGTCACCGATATTGACGGCCGGATATGGCCCGGGCATATGGCCCGGTTGAAAAATTACGCAAAACGAAACAATTTATAACAATGAGGACAATCATTGAAGTTGCCATTGGCAACATTACCATCTTTAGCGCGAAGTACTCACGACGTCTTGCGGATAAAGAAATCCATAAGGTTGTGCGTGAAGGGTGCATAGGCATCGACCGGAGCAAAGCCGTGATAACCATTAAATACGAGTAGGCTTATGAAAGAGTTAATCGCTATCCAGTCGGAATTGAAAGCTCCCAAGGGGCAGTATAACAGTTTCGGGAAATACAAGTATCGGAGCTGCGAGGATATTCTCGAAGCAGTCAAACCGCTGCTCAAAGCGCATGAATGCGCGTTGAACCTTTGCGATGACATTGTCAATGTCGGCGATCGCTACTACGTGAAAGCCACGGCGCGCATCACCAACGCCTCCGGAGAATCGGCGACGGCCACTGCTTTTGCCCGTGAAGATTTCGACAAGAAAGGGATGGATGGGGCACAAATCACCGGTACAGCGTCGAGCTACGCTCGCAAATATGCCCTTAACGGGTTGTTTTGCATCGACGATACAAAAGATGCAGACACGGACGAGCGGCGAACCGAGAATACCAACCGGGTAGCTGCGCAAAGTGCAAAAACTGTACAATCCACTGAGACCCCGGCCAACGCTCCGGCACCTGCCCGCAAACGAATTACTATGGAACACCTGGATGACCCTATCACCTGCGATCAGCTGCTGAAATGGATGTACGGGGTTCTCACGACTGACAACTATGCCGCAGATTTTGACGCAGGGGCACGCCTGCTGAAATACCGCGACGCCGATGCCGAAGTCGTGGATCGCTTCTCGGCGCTCTTCGAATCATATCGTCAGGCACGCAAAAATGCAAAGTGATATGGAAGCACAGGTAATGTTGCTGCGGGAATCGACGCCCGCCGCCGAGCTGGCCGCCCGGGCTATCTCCTCGGTTGTAAACGGGGAGGTAGACCCGATCACGGCTCACATCAATATCAGCCGTATGGAGGCCGCCATCAAGCTCTTCAAGGAGAACACCTACGTGCGCGACATCACGCTGCGGGAGCTTGCCAAATACGGCAAATCGCACCAGTTCGGGGACTGCCGGCTGGAGGAGGCCGAATCGGGCGTAAAATACGACTATTCTATGTGCGGCGACAGCAAACTGCGAGATATGTATGAAACGCTTGAAGCTTTAAAAGTGGACATCAAAGAGCGGGAGATGATGCTGCGCAGTATGCCTGCATCGGGCTTGGCGGATCCGGAGACGGGGGAAGTGTTGTTCCCGCCCGCCAGGTCGAGCAAGACTATTATCAAGACTACTTTTAAAAAACCACTGCAATGAATGTATCCAATTCCGATATGCGCAGGGTGATTCGGGCGATTGATATGCTTCGTCCGCTCCCTGAACAATCCACGCGCGAGTGGGATGCCATCCGCAGGTTAAAAATATTCGCCAAAAAACAACAACGAAAATATGGTAAACAAGGTCATCATCATCGGGAATGTAGGTTCTGATCCCGAAGTTCGTGTATTGGACGGGGGCGCCAAGGTTGCCAGCCTGAGTGTGGCGACGACCGACCGTTACACCGACAGGCAAACAAAAACCGTAAAGGAGATAACGGAGTGGCATCATGTGGTGGCGTGGCGCAATACCGCGGATATCGTGGATAAATACGTGAAGAAGGGGGCGCAGATTTACGTCGAAGGTCGGTTGCGAACCCGCGACTATACCGACCGAGATAGCATCAAACGATACATCACGGAGATCATGGCCGATACGGTCAGGATTTTGGGGCGCAGGGAATCCCAGGCTTCATGCACCTCTACTACCTCCCAAATGCAATCTGACCCCGACGATCTTCCCTTCTAAGCCATGGATACATCTGAACTTAAAGAGATCGAGGAAATGCAGCTCTTCATTGAAGCAGAACCGCCTACTGAGCCGCAGGCAATTTCACAGCGCATGTCAGAACTGAGTGTGCGTATGGCGCGTAGCGGCTATCTCCTGTCGAAGGCGAAATACGAACAGGAGTTGGCGATGCTGAAAGCCTCCCGGCTGAAAGACCTGATACCTCTGGCGCCGAGTATCCAAAAAGAAATACTTCGGGCGTCCTGTGCCGAGGAGAACAAGGTCGTTAACATGCTCGACAGGATCAACCGCACGTGTGTCCATCAAGTAGACATACTACGTACGCAACTGAGTTTCGAGAAGGAGCAGATGCGCCAAATAGGCTATAACGCATGACAGATTTAGAACGGGAATACGACCGTGTTTTCAGCCTTTTTATACGTCATCGAGACTGTCCGGGTGGGCGAGGTTTCTGCATCACCTGCGGGGCGCCCATAGCGCCTGAAACATGCGATTGCGGGCACTATATAGACCGAGCTCACAGGTCTACGAGATGGGACGAAAGGAATTGTCACGCCCAATGCAGGGTTTGCAACAGGCATTCTGCTGGTCGCATTGGAGTTTACCGCCAAGTACTGATCCGAAAATACGGACTTGCAGTCGTTGAAGAACTTGAACGCAGTAAGCACAGCGTATTCAAAATGTCGAGGTCGGAGATGTCCGATAAGATCAATTATTACAAACGATTAATTCGCAATGTGTAACACTTCAAATAACAGTTGGATTAAGATGTACCGCAGCTTCCTCGATTGGGAGTGGTATCCGGATACGAACTGCGTACGGCTGGCATTGCATTTCATTTTGAAGGCAAATTACCGGGCCAAGAAGTGGAAGGGTTTAATCATTGACCGCGGACAATTGGTAACCAGCAGAGGACAGCTGTCCGAAGAGACAGGACTTTCGGAGATGCAAATACGCACCGCAATAGACAAGCTGGATAATTGCGGGTTTATAACCAAGTCGGGAACACGCAAATATACTATCATAACTGTCTGTAATTATGACTTATACCAACAAGCACAGGATGGTTTTGATAATGGTTGTCAACCAACAGATAACCAACAAACAACCAGCAAACAACCAACAGATAACCAACAAATAACCACAACTAAAGAATATAAGAAAGAAAGAATAGAAGAATATACACACACACTGGTAGATACTAAAAAGGGGGTTGTAGGGGGAAAAGAGACGGAGGCCGTGGAACTCATAGAATGGATCGCCACGAACGCGCCATGTATTGCTTCGATGCCCGAGCCCATAACTGCAGCACAGGCCGTGTGGCTGTTGCAGGACTACAACGTGAAAGATATTCGCCGATTGATAGCTACCATGCAAAGCAAGCAGGCATACCTCAAACACACGAATGCCTATACGGCTTTTGTCAGTTACGCAAAACTCGACAAGGCGCTTAAGGATGGCGGGCCGCCAAGTGTGCAATCCGGGGAAAAGTATTACACACGGGATGAAGCAATGGCCTACATTCGATTCCGTCGTTTGGGCGGCTCTCTTAAAGATAATTTCACTCTTGAGCGTGTGAATGGGGTGTATTTGTGGCGCTTGAAAGCCTCAGTCCCCTCAGTTAACCTTTAACGAATAAAAGATGGATAACAATCAAATAATGAGTTGTCAAGAAGAGTATATTTCTCGGATAAAACATGAGCTTTTGGGATTTTTTACCACGGATCAAGTATGCCGTATTGTTGAATCCCTCTTACTTGTTTGCTCAGATTATCGTATTGAAAAACATTCAACCTCTATAGTTTCGTATCAACCGGAATGTATTTCCGAAGCACAATTTGTCGTTCAGAATTTTTTAGTTGCCAAGTCGGTCGAAGGATTCAGTCCTCGTTCAATAGCGTATTACCATCAAATTTTAAAGCAGTTTTTCGCCTCGACGACCACCCAGTTTCCGAATCAATCACTTAAATGCATCAGTTCGGATGTTGTGCGGTGGTATTTGGCCATGCGTAGTGTTTTGGGCAAAGTCAGTAAAGTGACACTGAATAATGAACGACGTGTATTATCGTCTTTTTTTTCATGGGCATCATCAGAGGGATATGTTCAGGTCAATCCGATGCTTAAAATAAAATCTATTCGAGTTGATAAACGAGTAAAGGAACCCTTTACGGATGACGATATGGAAGCTATCCGGGGCTCTGTCAGAAATAATTTTGAACATGCTCTGGTAGAACTTCTTTATTCAACAGGGATTCGCTGTTCGGAGTTGGTTCAAATACGCATTAGGGATATAGATTTTCAGAATATGCAAATGAAGGTTTTGGGGAAGGGCGGTAAAGAACGCTATGTGTATTTAAATGCCAAAGCGAAACGGGCCGTTCTGGCACATATGTCACATGGTCACGTAGATTGTTACCTTTTTCCTGCATCTCGGTCATCGAATCATATATCCACATCTTATGTTCGGCAGGTTCTGCATGATATAGGGAAGCGGGCCGGTGTCTCAGACGTACATCCGCATCGTTTCAGGCGGACTACCGCATCCATGGCTTTGAGTCGCGGAATGCCGATAGATCAAGTACAAAAATTATTAGGTCATTCGAACATTGAAACAACGACGTTGTATGCTATTACGGATGTTGAAAATGTGAAATCAAGCCATAAAAAGTATTTGAATTGATGAAACAGCTATGTGACATATTGGGAGCCGAAACCGTAGATTCTATTCCATATCGCCTAAATGAAGTTCTTTTTTACGGCGATTCCGACCGGGATCCTATTTACCGGGCTATATGTGATATGTATGCGAATGATTTAAGCTATGATTGGTTTTATGATTTTTATCAGAGCTTGTACGCACAACGCAAGGATTTGAAACAGGACTTTACGCCAAAATCTATTTCGGATGTCCTGTTGCGTATATCTTCGTCAGATTCAGCCAAAATCACCTATGAGCCCTCTGCCGGCACCGGGTCTCTGTTGATACGTCATTGGTGGAGATCGCGTAACAATTATTCGCTATTTAATTACAGTCCTATTGATCACATTTACATTTGTTCTGAAAAATCAAGTCGCAGCATTCCTTTTTTATTATTCAATCTCAGCGTTCGTGGTATTCAAGGTGTTGTATTTCATGAAGATACTTTAACAGAAGAGTGCTCGTCCATATACTTAGTAGCAAACATATTAAATAATCCCCTTTGTTTTTCACAAATAATTCGATTGAAAGATGAAAAAAACGAATATAAAATACTCTCCACAAGAGGAGGCGATGCTCAAGGAACTTTATTCTGACATGCAGAATTCCAATATATCTATTCTGCTCGGTCGTTCTGTGAATTCCATTGCTAACAAAGCATCTCGTTTGGGATTGAACAAGTCTAAATTGCATCTTCATAAAATAGCTGCTATGCCCAATAAAGGTAAATATAAATCAGGTCATGTGCCTCATAATAAAGGACGTCGCCAGCGGGACTGGATGAGCATGGCGGCTTTGTCTAAATGCACAGCAGCGCGTGTGCATCGACGTAAAAATACCCAAGGATATTTGGCTAAAGGTGTTCTGATTAAAAGAATAGACGGAAAGCTACGTAATGTGGCTCGCCATATCTGGGAGATTACTTTCGGGGCAATACCCGATGGTTATGTTGTGCATCATCTCGACGGCAATCTGCGAAATGTGAGCATAGAAAATTTAGAGTTACGTCGTAGGGGATGGAACTTAGGATACGACAGCGTAGCCGTAAAACAAAGTATTGCTTCTCGTCGTGCAAAGGCTCAACGCTGTAACTACCAAGGTAAATCAATAACAGAATGCCGATCTTATGATACAGATTGCATGCCTAATCCCATGGAGTTTATTATAAAACAGCAAAAATTATGACAGACCAAGTAACGAGCATCGAGCAGTCGAAGCGGCTGATCGAGTTGGGAGTGCCCGCAGATAAGGCGAGCATGGTATGGGAATGGGGATGGGTTTGTGGTACAGTGGACGAAGAAAACTATGAGCTCAAAATTTGGCAGGAGTGTAAGCTGGATAAGATTCTGGCCTATCAAGAATTTCCCGAATCTTTTATCCCCGCCTTTACTGTCGCCGACCTGCTGGCGGTGTTGCCGAAAGTCATGGAGGATGATGAGGGTGTTCCGTTCTACCTTAACATCCAATACAACCGCAAAGAATATTCAGAGATCAAATATAAGGGCGTATATGGCATCCTATGGAGTTGCTTCGGGGCGTCGCTCTTGAATAATCTTGTCGAAGCAGTTGATGGAGTGGTAACTAACGGATATGAATTAACCCTATGAAACTGCCTATCGAGGTTCACAACAAATTGATCCCGTTCAAGGGATTCAGTTGGGTAACATGGCTTGCATTCGCATTCACCCGCAAGCCGAAAGACCGACATTTGGACGAGACTACGCGCCGCCATGAAGGAATCCACTGCGCCCAGCAGATCGAACTGGCCGTGCTGTTCGCTGCAATCCTCCTGCCACTCGCCATAAGCTGCTCTTTCGCTTGGTGGGGCTGGGTGCTTACGGTGGTCGGCATTCTCTTCGCCGGATGGATTTGCTACGGCATTTCGTGGCTGATCGAAGTGATTATCCCGCCTTATCCGGGCGCGTACTACTACACCTGCTTCGAGACAGAGGCATACAACCACGAGGATGATCCGAACTACTTGAAGCGGCGCATACCGTTCTGGGGCTGGATTTCCTGCATACCAAATCGGAAAGTAAAACACAAAAGATAACCAACCATGAAAACACTTTATCTCTGGGTTTCAGACAAAGGCTGGACACCCTTTCAGTACAATGAACTTTCTGAATTATCCTCCGAATTTGAGGCGCGCAATATCAAACTGGGCGACGGGTGCGAACTGGGCTACGGGTGCGAACTGGGCGACGGGTGCGAACTGGGCTACGGGTGCGAACTGGGCGACGGGTGCAAACTGGGCTACTGGTGCAAACTGGGCGACAGGTGCGAACTGGGCGACGGGTGCAAACTGGGCTACTGGTGCAAACTGGGCGACGGGTGCGAACTGGGCTACGGGTGCAAACTGGGCGACGGGTGCGAACTGGGCGACGGGTGCGAACTGGGCTACGGGTGCGAACTGGGCTACGGGTGCGAACTGGGCGACAGGTGCGAACTGGGCTACGGGTGCGAACTGGGCGACGGGTGCGAACTGGGCGACGGGTGCGAACTGGGCGACAGGTGCGAACTGGGCTACGGGTGCAAACTGGGCTACGGGTGCAAACTGGGCGACGGGTGCGATGTTCCGAAATCGCTATTTATCAGCGCATCTCGTCATACAGTATCCTATTGGGGTGAGGATGTTATTCAAATAGGCTGCAAACGCTACACCATTTCCGAGTGGCAGAAGCATTTCCGAAAAATTGGCGAGGCCGAAGGCTATAGTCCCGAGCAGATGGAGGAATACAAAGGGTATATAGACCTGATCGCTGCAATGCACAAGACGTGGGCGTTACACTAAAACATCCTAACCATGAAAAGCGAAAAAGCAAAACAATATTTGTTGAAAGTGGTAACACCGATAGCGATGATGTATCCCTATTGTCCGGGAGAATGCGATATTAAGCTAATAGAGGCAAAACGGGCTATCTAGCTTGCCGAGCAGGAGGCCGAGGAGCGGATGCGCGAGAAAGCAATAGAGGCGTTTTGCGACGAATGCGCATGTTTTGAGGCGTGTATTTGTTGTTTGCCGGCTGGGGCATGCGACAGAAAGAATAATTTTATCCAAAAACTGACCAAGAAATGAAAACGATTGAGGAAAGAGCAAAAGCATTTTGCGAAAATAACATCTGCGTAGATTGCGGAGATCGAAAGAATTGCGACCGGGGGTGTGTGGGATGCTCTATTTCTACCTACTCCGCCCTTGAATGGCTTATCCAGTTCGGAAAATCCGAGCACGAGGAACTGATGCGCTGGCACGACCCGAAAGAACCACCCGAACCGGGACGGGTTGTGCTTGTAAAGCGGAATCCAAGCTCTATCATACCGTATGATTTGGGGCATATTGATAACGATGGGAACTGGGTGGATTCGTGGTGTGGTTCTCCGATAGATGATAAGATCCTCGGCTGGCGGGAAATTCACGAATAAGACAGAGCTATGAAAACAGAGAAAACAGCGGCCGAAAGGCGCGAGGAATTGGCGACCCTCTTGTTTTGCCAAAGTTATCTATACTATCACGATATGCTGTCCTCGGCCGAATCTAAGAGGGTATGTAAAAGGATATCGGCCTTTCAGGATAAGCACCGAATCGCTATCACGCGGGAGCAGATCGACAGTGTGGAAATTAAATACCAAGATGAACTATGAAAGGATACAGAATCAAAGTAGTGGCGCAGATAACCATTAACGTCACCAAAGAGGAGTTCGACGAGGACGATTCCGTAGGAATAGGATTCAACAAATTTAATGCGGTAATGTATGCGAAAGGATGCCTTGTCGAACGGATACGGAATAACCCCAATGTGGGGAGTGTGAAGGTTGAGGAATTCGAATACGATGACGAGCCATGACAAAAGCATCATTTAACACAATAGGCGGACTGTTGATCGCCTTTGTTGCGGGAAACTTAGCGCAACACGACTACTCGGTGGCGGATTGGTGGAGGTTTGCGCTGCACGTTATTTTTACTGTTGCGGGAATTTGGATGTTCAGCAACGGATATAGCAATTTGCCGAAAAAATAAGGCGATGACCTCCGCCGCATTGCGGAGCTAAAACGAAGGAGAGATGAATTACACTAAACCTAAAGGCGGATATGTGTTTATGACGTATGACGAATTTCAAGCCCTTGCCGAGGTAATTGCAATGGCAGAGGGAGGGGTTGAATCGGCAGACGAAGATTTCGCTAAATACATGCGCAAGCATGTGCGAAACGCGAACAAATTGATGGTAAAATTCAACACGAGAAAGAAAAAATGAAAACAGGAATTGAGATGATCGCAGAAAGGGAAAGCAAGATATTCACGGCAAATGGAATGTCACGCGAGGAACTGAGACTGAATTACAATGCGGCCTGCAACGCCTATCTGGCCGCTTTCTGCGAAAAGCACGGCTACGATTATGAGCCGGATGCGTGGGTAGGCGACGACCCCGGAGGAATTGCAGAGGTCGGCGATCTATTCGTGAGCATGGCCGATATGCTGACGGACATCGACCGAGACGCTCCGAAGGAGGAATACATCAAGTACTACGACTACTGTATGCGTGTCGGAGGGATTTGTGACGGCAAACTGAACACCCCGAATTACGACAGCTGGCTGCGGGGATGCCCGCGGATGGACGAGGAGCAAATAGCTCGACTGGAGGAATTGCAACGGGATGTGCGTAGTGCAGAGATGAATTTGAAAGTCGAGATCGACAGAATTAACAACCTCAAACAAGAATAGTTATGCGAGATGGTAAATTCAGAGGCAAGCGCCTCGACAATAGGAAGTGGGAGTATGGAGATTTGATTGAAAATCAAGGGAGGTTCTTCATTTACCACGCAACGAGTGAGACCACGATTGAAGATAACGATGACGGCCGTATCGTCGTCGCTGCGGTAGAAGTAGATCCTAACACCGTCGGCCAGTACACGGGGCTGCAAGACATGAACGGCAAGGATATTTGGAAGGACGACATAATGTGTATTCCCGAAACCGACTTCAATGCAGAGATAGTTGGTAGGGTTCTTTATGAAGATGGTTCGTATTATATCATACCCTTTAACGGGGGCCGTCTTTGGGGGTTGCACTGGTCACTTCGGAAGCATGATGCAAAGCTCATCGGCAATATTCACGACAATCCGGAATTACTTAAAACTGAATAACCATGCAGAAGATAATGTTTAACGACCGCTACGGACTGACGAATGCGGTCATCGAGGGGCGAAAGACCATGACGCGACGGTTGATTCCTGATGAGTTCTTCGGACTTACGTGGGACACGAGAGGCAACACCTTGGTTTATGAAAACGAATACGGGGATTTTATTGATGTCAGGCACTCGAAGTATACCCGCTATAAGCTCGGCGAAGTCGTGGCCGTGTCGCAATGCTACAACGATGTGGTGCAGGAATTTACGGATTTGGCGTTTGTGCCCGGAAGTACTAACAAAATGTTCGTCCGTGCTGACCTGATGCCTCACCAAATCCGCATCACGGGAATCCGTTGCGAGCGGTTGCAGGATATTTCGGACGAGGATTGCGTAAAGGAAGGAGTGCGTGTAGGTTCGCAAGCATTAGAATACCCATACTATTTTATAGACACAAAACAATTTTTGATCTGTGATTATAAATCACCCAGGCGAGCCTTCGCCGCACTAATCGACAAGGTGTCCGGCCGTGGAACGTGGGATCGGAACCCGTGGGTGGTGGTTTACGAATTTGAATTGGTGAAATAGTATGAAATTTACAACCCCATGCTTTGTCCGTGTCGAGGATGCGGAAAAGCGAAAGGAGCTGACCGAATGGCTGAAGGGAATCGGGTATTACGTATGCTCCTGCTGCCTATTTGACGGCTGTAACACCCTGCATTGCAGAGGGATTGATCGGCTTAAAATCGCTTACGAGGTGCACGGGATCTGCGACTACGACGAGGAAACCCGATATTCCATCGACCAGTTCAAGGCTGAAAATGTTGCCAAAGGATACCCTGCCATAGACTGCGGCGAGAATATCGAGCTGTTTAAGGCACTGGCGGCGATGAACGACGAGAACGACCGCGAGCAGTGGTTTATCGCGGAGGAAGCGAAGGCATGGGTAAACCAAGGGCTGTATGCACCCATTGGGAGCTTCGAAAAATGCTTGCTGGAGCATCGGGTCGGTATCCCCGCCCGTAAGGCCACGGTTGAGGAGATTATCGAACATTTCAAAAAGAGGGAGAAATGATACGAGCAAGATTCTATATCAAATTCAAAGATTGCGGTAACGATTATCGGCCAGTTAAATGGCCGATCAAGTATCCGTATTGGTGTACGGGCGAAAGCGTCGACGCTTTCGTTATTGTCGCCTATGCCGAAAATGTCGAGCAAATAAAGGGGCTATGGCCGGAGGCTTATATGATCGAATGCGAGGAAGTGAATGAAATAACCTTCACTACAAGATTCCCAAAACCGAAGTGGTACAATTCGAGTTCGAATTGTTGA